CTCCTGATCCATTTCCTCCTGAGACCGTCACAATGGCGTTAAGACTGAATCCTGCCCCACCGTCAACGATGGCGAAGGAAACCTCTCCATTCTTCTTTGCAGTCGAGACGACCTTGGCAAGGGCACCTGAGCCTCCTCCTTCACCTGTTATAGACAGAACATCTCCCACATTCCAATCGAAGCCTCCTTCAATCGTATTGATAGCCGAAAGAGAACCGTAAATAAGAGGAGCATTTTCAAAAGTCAGATTCGGAACGTCTTCGCAAAGGATATAATCTCCTCCATTGAATTGTCCATTCAGATGAGATATCGTAATAACATTGATAATTGTGTTATCGATAGCAACTCGATTAAAACTTTCTACTAGAGCGTTAGCCAATCCTGAAGATGATTGGATTACCTGACCGACTAACTGAGGAAGAAAAGAATTGTCTGCAACTTCTAGATAGTATGTCTGAACCCACTGGTTATCAGAAAGTCTAAAGACATCTTTTCCCGGAAGATAAATTTTGATGTCTTCATTGAATACCAAACGGAAAAGAAGCTCAATTCCCCTTTTCGATCCCTTGGCCTGATAAAGATCGATGATATGCTTCATTACAAGACGAGGATCAGCCGCAATATCTCCGGGAATCAAGTTCATCAACTCGTTTTGGAAATGATAAAGAAACTGATCTAAAGTCTTATCTATATCCTGAAAATTCAGAAGATTTTTTGTAAACCAAAGAGGATTCCCTTCTTGCTCCATCCATTCATAATATGCCTGCACGAAGGCAATGAAGTTTGGACCTTCTTTGAGAAAGTAATCAGGAAGCTGATTTGGGATCGTTTGAACAACAGGAAGCATGGTTATCCTGAAATGATTAGAATATTTTCAGGAGGAACTACATCAAATTCCAGAATAAAATTGTTCGAGGCGTAAAGGTCTTGATTTGTCGGAATAGCAACGAAATTCACCATTTCTTCATTGACAAACTGATTAACCTGAATATTCGAAATAGATACGTTGCCGTTCTGATAGTTGACGCTGCCAACAGGAGTGGTGTTTACCGTGGTGTTTCCAGAAATTCCAAGATTAAGGAGATAAACTACACCATTAGCAGCGTCAGGATCATCTTCATTAATAACATCAGAAAGATAACAGAAGTTATTGTTAATAATGAACATATTTGTGTTTACATGAAGAACAGGATTGTTGAATGTGAAGATAAAGCTTGTATTTGTTCCAAGAGAAATAGGAAATTGTTGTCTCATTAGAATCGAAGTCTCATTGCTGATGATGGATGGGTCTAATCCATTGATATAAGACGTAAATCTTGAGAAGCGGAATGTCTTTCGATAACCTTCTAAAAAATTGCTGCTATAATTTATGACGCTGTTAGCCACAAGTGATTGATAATACGAAGAATTTGAAGACCCATTTGACAGGGAGAAGTTAACATGGACGTTTGTGTTCAGATCGAGATAGATTGTATTAGCGTCGATGAATTGTGTAGAAATATGAATGACATCCAGATTGGCGAGATATGAATTGATAGATTGTTGAGTAGCCTGAGTAATCGGTCCACCATTAGAAGAAATAGCTGAAATGACAACCGTTCCAATCTCTGTGTTAGCAGCAGAAATCCCTCCTGTATAGACATTTACGTCTTTCAAAGAAGGAAATTTTTTCTTGATTAGAGCAGAATAGTCAGCTATCGTGACGGCTCTGTCCATCGTCTGGAAATTAAGAGGAGCATTGAAACGAATTGAATCTGTGTTTTCGTTGTTACTTCCTCCTGAAGTATTCGAAATAGCCGTAATGAAAGTGTTTTGGATCGAGCCGCCATTGAATCCTGCCAGATTATCGTTTAGAGAAAAGATTCCAATTCCGTCAGCCTGAGGACCAAAAGTCACTCGATACTGAGCCTGAATGACTGCTCCTTCTTGAGGCTTGTATCCTATGACTCCATCTCCAAAGTAAATTTGATATTGATTGGCGGACGTTCCCTGAAGAAAATAAACAAGTGAGTTTCCGTCTATTCCATAGATGTCAATAGCCTGTGAGAATTTATTAACAGTTGAGCCGTTATTCTCTGCAACCTTAATTGTCAGAGAAGAAATGTCTATGAAAGGGTTAGAAAGAGTAAAGAGAGGGTTCTGTTCGCCTGAAATATAAGAGAAGGCATCATTTGTATAATTTCCCTCATAGACTCCGACATTAGAGAATGAAAAGAATCCATTTGAAGAAGTCTGATAATAAGTTTCATTTGTGCGGAACATGAAAGTTCCATTAGGATTCGTCCCCACAAAAGCCGTTCCAGACGGAATTGTGAATGACGTAATATTATTGGAAATAAATTGAACGTTCAGGTAAGTCGATGAAGAAACCATCGATCCGGGAATATAATTCAGTCTTTTGGTAATAGAAATCATCGAATCTCTAAGCTTGGCTGAGTCAATATTCCCCTCCGAGAAGGACATATTATTGTAGAAAGCTTGCTTCCAAGAATTCTGAGCCAGAAGATCGAAGAGAACATTCCAATTTGATCCTGCAAAATTATAATCCGTATATTCAGGCTTGCTCTGCATATACTCAATAAAGGATTGTTTCTGATCGTCAGGATCAAGAGAATAAAGTATAACTACGTTATTTGCCAACCTTAGCGGTTCCTCTCAAGTATAATTTGCGTTGTAAATACCTGATTTATATTTATGATCGTATACTGAACATTTATAATTATAGAATCATTGTTAGGAGAAGTTGTGACCGTGACATTTGTCGTAGAAATTCTTGGTTCAAAAGATGATATTGCGTTCGTAATGGCATTCTGAAGAAGTTGAGATTCCACAATGGATGCAAGCTGAAATAGACGAAAATTTACGGTTGATCCAACTCTGGAATAAGGGCGGTCTCCTGCCATTGTCATGACAATATGACGGATAGAATTCGATACCGCATTCTGATTAGTGACTTTGGCGAGGTCTCCTGAATAAGGCAGAACATCAAGATTTGTTGGCAGATCGGAATAGACAACCTCTGTAATTGTGTTGCCATATTGTTTTGCTATATCTGCTCGAATTGAAATTGAGGCCATCTTTAACTGTGGCCCACGACATTAGCAGCAGGACCGCCGCCTTCTAAGAGAACAGGAATCCAAGAAACCGACGAAGAGGAGTTACCTCCTAAGCAGACATTCCCCGTCAATGACTGAACATAAATGTTTCCATGAGCCTGAATCGTAATTCCCATGCTATTAACAACAATAGCAGAATTTCCTACTTGAATAGTAACAGAAGTATTTGATTTGATTGTGAAGTCTTCGTTAGATTGGATATTTGCTTTCTTATTGACATTGAAATCCATATTACCGTTCGAAACAAAGACTCCAAATTCATTCTGGACGAAATCGTATCTGTTATTTCCGACAAAAGTCACATGATCATTGGCAATATTGATATGATGAGAGCCGTCATTATGATCGGTCACATGATCGCCAGTAGAAGCAATCTGAGTTCCTTTTGTTGAGTGGATAAAGGTTGTCCCTCCTGCCGCATGAATGACACTTCCGGCGATAGCCTTCATGAGGTCGTTTCCATGCTCAGAATATTCATCCTGACTCACATATTTGGTGTCAGAGCCTCCGATTTTGCTATCGTGATTGGCTTCTACTGTCTGAGTTTTGCCATGCTGTGTGTATTCCCAACGGTCTGCAATCGTATGATCTTTCTTTGAGCCATTAGGGTCAGATTCCCAAAAGGAGCCGTTCATATCCCCATGAGACGTTGATTCTCGACCGGGATAAACAATTTTTCTTTTCCAGCTTCCATCCCGATATTGAGTGAATTCGATATACGGATAAGCATTGGCTCCCGGAGGATTTAGTTGAGAAAGTCTCGAATTTGTGTTAGATGTCATGATTCCTCGAATTTTGATTATTTATCGGGGGTTAAATAGGTAATTGAAAGGAAAGTCTCCATGAATGCTGATATAGAAATCAATCCAGAAGAAGAAAAGAAGTTCCAAAAAGGAAACAAGAATTTCTATATTGAATACATTGATTACGAAACAAGAAAGAAGAGATTTCGTATGATGAAAGCCGTTTCTAGTGAATACGAAGCTGTTTATAACTTCGGAAAGCAACAATTCATAGATAACGCGAACAATTATGGTGTAATTACGGTGCATACCATCCATTAAAAATACGCGTTCCATATAATTTTTAGAGATAGAATTTTATAATTGCGGTTGACATCCTCCAAATATGTGATAAATTTTTATCACTGGACGAGAAAAAGGAGGTTATCATGGAAGTCCGCAAGCATCTTAAGAAGACTGGCAAGCACGTTTTTCATCTGACTGCTGTTGCGGCTCTCGCCCATGGTATGAGCAGGATTGACGAGGCCGTCTCTGACGCTGTCAAGGAAATCGTTACTCACGCTATCCATGAGGCGGCTGGTGACATCATGTTCACCCACCTTGTCAAGGACGTGGTTGTTTACATCGCTCCCCCTCTCTAAAAAAGGAGAAGAAAATGAAGACCGTGGCTTTTTGTGGTTGTTTTCTTTGTTGCTCTTGTTCTTTTGAAGTTGATGTTGGTTCCTGATACGAACCAGATCGTTCGAGAGGCTCAACAGACGACTTTCACTATTACTCCGAATGTTCCTTACGCCTTCCCGGTGGTGGTTATTCGGACTCGATAGAAAAATCCTTGACAGATTATCATTTCTCAATAGAATGAGGATATTAATAATCTGTCAAGGAGATATTATATGTTTATCACCACAAATCTTAAGCAATTTCTTTCTCGTTCCACTGATACTCCATTTGGAGAAACTGATCTTGGAAAGGTTTTATCGGTTATTCCAGACAACAAACCATTTCCTGAAGAAGAAGATTTAGACAGATTGAATTTAAATGAATATAAGGATTCATCAAAACTTAATAATATTTGGATTGCTGGCGGTGCCCTGAGAAAAACTCTTCAGGGAAAGAAAATAGATACAGACGTTGATTTCTTCTTCAAGAGTTCTAATCATCGAGAATTATACGAGAAGAAACTGCTGGCTTGTGGAAAGGTAGAAAAGACTTCCACAAACAAGCACGCCGATACCTATTCTCTTAATCTGAAGGATAAAGGAAAGTTCAAACTTCAGTTTATCAAACTTGGCTATTATGAGTCCGCAGAAGCTCTAATCGATAGCTTCGACTTCACAATTTGTCAATTTGCTACAGACGGACTCAATTTCACTTACAATGA